GGCGCGGCGAGGGCACGAGGCGCCCGGGCGTGCGGTGGTGTCAGCCGGTCGCACGTGGACTCAGGGCGTTGATTGCGCGGGCGGTCAGGGTGCCGACGGCGGCGGCCATCGCGGGGCCGTTCGTCGTGACCCCGCGAGTGACGGCAATATCGGTGCACGGGCCGGTGATGTCCTGCCACTGGCTGACGTTCGTTTCGCCAACGTTCCACGCGCGGGTATCCCATGGGGTCGAGTCCCACACCATTGCCCACGGCTTTGCGACGCCGCGCGTCCATGATGCGCGGTTCCAACGGTCGTTATTCCACCGAAGGCCAAAGAATCCAGGTAGCGGATAGTACGCCTGGAGACTGAGCACGTCGCACGGGCGTGGGTTATCCGGTAGGGGCGTTTCGTCGGTGATGGTCAGCTCTTCCACGACGCCGTTGGGGATTCCGGTCACCTCGATAATGAGGCTGGTCCCTAGCGACGTTGTGCGCACGTGGTGCGTGTAGTAGCTTGCGCGGGTGAATCGCTTGGCGTCGTCCCCTAGGCGCATGACGACGTATTGGCCAGCCTGGCTGGTGCGGATACGGATTCGCGCCGTAATCAGGTGATAGGGGCACAGATTATCCACAGTGATGCGCAGGAAGGACGCGCCGGGGGCGAGCGTGAAGCGGGTGTGTCCGCCGGGCATCGCCTCGGTGTGCACGCCTTCCCAGGTGGACGGCGGCGGCGGGGGCAGGGTTACCATGAGCGTGTCCTCCCTTCGGGTTAGCGGCCAGCGCCGTTTAGGCGCGTGTACTGGTCGATAGATTGGGCGATGACGCGGCCCGCGTCGATAGACGGGTGAAGCATCTGGGCAGTGACGTTAATGGTGACGCCGCCGCCCCGGCGTAGCCCGGCTATGCCGTTCACGTCTGGCAGGGCGAGAGCGCCGGGGTCGGTGTCGGCCACCATGCCGGTCAGGGAACCGAGGGAGCGGCGCACGGCCCCGTAGCGCGATTCGAGGCCACGGATAAACCCGTCGATGACGAGGCGGCCAGCCGGGGTGAGTAGCACCGCGTCATAGTCGGCGGGGCCCTTCCATGACGTGAGGCTGGAGGTCAGCGATCCAAGGGTGTCGCGGACCGACCCGATCATGGAACTGATGCCGTTGATAAAGCCCTGAATCAGGGACTTACCGGCGTTCCAGAGGGTAGAACCGAGGTTACCGAGAGCGCTCAGTGCGCGGGATGGGAGGGAGGACACGTAGGACACGGCCGTCGCCACGCCGGATGAGATGGCGGACGTGATGCCATTCCACGCGCCGGAGACGCTGGAGGATATGGAGGACCAGACGCCGGAGAACACGCCGGAGATGACGCCCATGGCGGCCGTGATATAGCCCTTGACATAGGTCAGAGCGCCGGAGATAACGCCCTTAATGCCTTCCCAGACGCTCGAAAAGATGGTTTTGATGCCCTCCCAGACGCCTTGCCAGTCGCCGGAGAGTGCGGATGTCCAGACCTGGATAATGCCGGAGATGACGCCCACGACCGTCGAGACGACGCTAGATAGAATCTCCCATACGCCGGTGAAAACGCCCTTGATACCTTCCCAGATGGTTGACCAGTTCGCGGCGACGCCGGTAAAGATGTTGACGATGAGGTCGGCGACGGGTTGCCCGTATGTCGCCCATGCCTCTTTCAGCTTCGGCCACACCGCGTTCCATGCGTCCACGATGGCGGCCCATGCGGCTTGCAGGGCCGGGACGACGTTCGTCGTGAACCATTCGACGACGACGGCGGCGGCGGCCTTGATCTGTTCCCAGGCCGCGTTCACGGCGTTACGGAACGTTTCGTTGTTCTCGTAGAGGGCCACGAAGATGGCGACGAGGGCCGCGATGGCGGCGACGACGAGGAAAATGGGGTTAGCGGCCATCGTGGCGTTCAGGGCCGCCCACGCGACTTTAGCGGCCTCGATGATGGCTTTGATCTTGGCGAAGGCCTTGAAGCCGGCCACGAAAGTGCCGATGACGGCGGCGGCGGCCCCGATGGCGTGCCCAAAGCGCTCGAAGAATTGCACGACGCGGTTTATAGCGGGGGGCACGGTCGTGGTGAGCCAGTCGATAAGCCGTTTGAGGCGGGGCATGACTTCGGTCTGGAATACCGAGGCGGCGGCCTTGATCTTTGGGACGACGTTCGCGGTGAACTGGTCGGCAAAGCGCTTGAGGGCCGGGAGGGCCACGTCGCGTGCCCACGTCGTGAGCTGTTCCATGGCGGGTACGAGGTATTCGATGGCGGCGGACGCGAGGGCAGTCACGGCGGGAAGGACGAGGCTACCGGCTTTCGCGGCAAAGTCCCCTAGGTGGGCCTTGAGGACCTGGATTTGGTGCGAGAGCGTGTCACCTTCGCGGGCGAAAGCCCCGTGGGCGTCGGCCGTTTGCTCCATGATGAGCGCGAGCGTCGCGGCCTGTTGGGCCTCGTTATCGAAGGACCCGCCTACCTTGGTAAAGCCTAGTTCGGCGGCCTTGGCGTCAATTGATGCTTGCTTGAGGCTTACGCCGTAGCGCTCGATGGGGTCGCGTTCGCCCTTGAGGGCGGACGAGAGCGCGCCAACGGCGTCGGCCGTGGTGCCGCCGAACTGGGCGGCGAGGTCGGCGGCGACGCCAATGAGGTCGTTGGTTTTTCCGGCGAGCTGGTCGATGCTCGTCCCGCCGTTTTTGAGCTGAGCACCCAGGAGTGTGCCCAGTTCTTGATATTCGTTCTTTGTGAGTCCGACCGATGTTGCGGCGGTGTCCGCAAACGCTTTCATCTGGTCGGCCCCACTCTTGAAAACGGCTTCGATAGCGCCGGTGGACTGTTCCAAGTCGGCGGCGGCGCTCACGGCCTTTGCCCCGGCGACGCCGATGGCGGCGGCCCCGGCGGCGGCGACCGTGGCGAGCGTGGTCACGGCCGTTTTACCGGCTTCGGCCAGTCCAGATAGGCCGGTTTCCTTCACAAGGCCCTTGAATGCGCGCGAAAACTTCTTGGTGTCGGCGACTACCGAGACTTTGACGACGTGACCGGCCACTGCTTAGCCTTTCTGTGCGTGAGCGCGTTCGTTGAGGAGGTCGAGGATGGCGTGTGCGTCCTCTAGGGTGAGGCGTTCGCGCGCCTCCCACGGTGGTATTCCGGCGTCTACGGCGAGGATGGCCAGGACGGGACCGAGGGAGGACGCGCCGGTTATTCCCCCGCCGGGGTGTCGGTGGTTGCGTCGCCCACGAGGCGGGTGGCTTCGTCCATGGTGAGGTCGGTGGCGGCGGTGTAGGCGTCGTCGCGGGTCTGGTAGCCGCCGCGTCGGTACAGCATGATTGCGCACATGGCGATCATGGGGGCGGCGAGCGCGCCGCCCGCTTCGGGGTCAAAACTGGTAATCGGCTGACCTGTCTTGCGCTCGTAGTAGTCGAGGTCACCGAGGGTCATGGCGTTCATGTTCATGATGTTTTGTCCTTACCAATCGTTTTTGTCTAGTAGCTCTTTGATGCCTTCACCGATTCCGGCGAAGGTGTGCGGGCGCAAAGTCTCTTCGGCCTGGGAGAGCCAGCGGGGGCCGGATGAGCCGTCCCGTCCCCAGTGGCGTACGCCCGCGTAGGGCAGTCGCTTAGCGGAGCCGACCCTCACCATGACTTTGCGTTTGGAACGGGATGGCTTGATGCCAGATGCGAGGTTGCCGCTATCGCCGCGTGGGGCGAGGGTCTTGGCGAGGGCGGCGATGGGTGTTGCGAGCCGATATGTCAGCTCTTTCAGGTCCTCGGCGGCCACGCCCACGCGCTCGGCGTCGCGTAGTAGGCGCTTGATGCCCTGGATTTCTACGCTGCCACCGTCTAGGTGGGCGTGGCCGTCGAGGATGCCAGCCATGGGTTAGGCATCTTCCATGTTGCCGGTGCCAAGCGTCGAGGTCGTGGTGAGCTTTTCCGGCTCTCCTTCGCACGTCCACTCGAACTCGAACGTACTGCCCTTTTCGTCGCCAGCCTCGGAGCCAATGGACGGCTTGGTACCGATCTTGGCGCGAACCTTGAAGTGGGGTTGCTTGGCGGTGGCGGTCTTGTTGCCGAAGGGTGCGACGAGCACGTCAACGGTCTTTCCGGCCTGGTTCCACACCATTTCCCAGAAAGAGCCGGGGTCAAACGAGGTGATGGCCTTGCCCTTGAGCTTCCAGGACGCGGACGAGCCACCGAGGGCGTCGGCGAAGGTGACCACGTCCTTGTCGGACGTTTCGGGCGAGAGGTCATAGGACGAGAGGTCAGACCAGTAGTCTTTACCGGCGATGGAAAAGCCCAGGCGGTTGCCAAGGATGCGGGTGTTTCGGGTGACGGTCATTGCGGGGTCCTTCCAAGGGAGTAGGTGAGGGTGGTGGTAATGGGGGCGGCGAGGTAGGCTTGCCCGTCGGCGCTCTTGATGCTCGTGTAAGCCTCGATTGCGGCGACGGTTCCGGCCTTGATGAGTGCGACGGCGATGGTGTCCACGGCCTCGTCTAGGCGCTCGATGGCGAGCGCGTTGGTCGTGGGTGCCACGGCCACCGTGAGACTCATACGGACCGTGACCGCGTTGTAGGTCGTGTCGTCGGTCGTGAGGAGCGGCGATGCCTCGGTAATGACGACGCAAGGCGGCGCGAGCCGTTCCGGGACGTTGGTCACGACCGGGAGGTCGGTCGCCTCTCGGAGGATGGCGGCGAGGTCGGCGCGAGCCGACGCGATGGGTCCAGATTCGCGGGTCATGAGATAGCCAACGGGAGATAGGGGGCGAGTAGGGGGCGAGCGGCGACGAGGGCGTCGCGGGCAACTCGGATGGCTGACGCGCCGTCCAGGCCGTCGGCAAAGCTCTTGATACCGTTGGGGGCGCTTCGGCGGTGGTAGAGCTCGGCGGCGACTTCCATAACGGCGCGGTCGTGCACCTCTTGCGGGATCGTGGCGCTGCCGACCTGACTACCCACGAGTGTCGTGGCTTCGGCGACGCACGAACGGAGGTAGTCGTCGGCGGGCACGTCGCCCACGTAGGCGGCGAGGCGGGTAGTCAGGTCGGCCACGGTCAGGCCCCGATCTTGAGGGGGACGAGGCCGGTGGGGATTTCGGCGGCGACGGCCCCGTAGCGGTAGACGCTGAACTGTCGAGACAGGTTGATGATGTTCTCGTCCTGGAGCTGGACGAGGGGCGTCTCGTAGGTGCGCATGGCGTCGCGGTTGTAGAAAGCGCCCACAATGCCGGTGCCCAGCGATCCGGGCGTGGCGCGAAGGTCGCAGGTGACGGGCACGTCGAGGATGACGCCGGTCAGGCCCTTCGCGTTAACGGTGCCGATGGTGTTGGACGGGTTTTCGGCGGCGCGCATGAGCGGGCGGCCGTCGGTTCCGGTCAGGCCAGACAGTGCCTTGAAGGTAGCCTTGTCCACGATGAGGCCGTCCAGGGTGAGGCCCTCGTCGGTGTACTTGGCGGCGGCGTCGATGATGAGGCTGGAGATGTCGGACCAGGTGAGCGCGGTGGCGGCCTTGGCGATGGCGAGCTTGTTGGCGTCCTGGGTCTTGACGGCGGCGGCGAACTGGGCGGCGAAGTAGGCGGCGGACGCCTGGCCAGCCGCGATAGCCATACCGCGCAGGTGCGTGTCCAGGAGGTTGATTCGGGTGCGCTCGATGGCCTGGAGGGTTAGCTCAGTGTATCCACCGAACGTGCGGATGGGGACGCTTCGCTTCTTGGTGGTGACCTTACCCAGCTGGAGGTCGGTCCCCTCGTCGGCGAGCTGGTCAACTCGCAGGGTGTTGGTGGCCAGCTCGGTAAAGTCCAGTTCCATGCCGTCGGCGGGCAGGGAGCCGGTGGCGAACAGGCTAGCGAGGACGTTCGGCTTATCCACGAGGCGGGTAAGGTCCTTGATCCATTCGGGCACGACCATGGTGGCGTCGGCGCTGGACTTGGCGCCATTGAAGGCGCGGGTCTGGAGGTCGGCGATTTCGGCGCGGTATGCCTCGTCGGTGACCAGGGCTTTGATGGCTTCACCGGGGGTGCGCGTGTCGGCGGCGCGCTTGGGCCGCGCCTCTTCTTCGCGGCGACGCTGTTCGGCCTTGCGCAGTTCCTCCTGAATCAGGCGGTCGATTTGATTGTTGAGTGCGGTGTGTCGAGCCTGTTGCGCGGCGATGGTGGCCTGCAACTCCCGTTGTTGGCGGTTGAGATCGTCGACCACCTGCTGTTGTTCGCGCTGTTGGTTCTCGAGCTTGGACTGTTGTTCTTTGCCGCGGGCCAGGAGATTGTTTTTCGCCCCGCGTTCGGTGGAAAGTTGCTCACGTTTGCCGCGAATTACGGCTTCGCGCTCTGCAATGGCCAGCCCCTGTGCACGCTGATAGCGCGTGTATTCTTGCACATAACGGATGCGGCGATACATCTCGCTGAAGTTGCGCGAGGAAAAGATGAACATGAGTTTGTTTTGCGTGAGGCGGTTGCGAAAAAGATAGACAATGCCTCGCGCATAGCGGCGTTTGCACTCGGTGAGCTGCCTTTCGAGCACCTGCAACTCCGATTCGTGGCGGCCGATGCTGTGGTTGAGCGTGTCGAGATCGTGGCGAATGCCGTTCACCACGCGCTGTTGATCGGAGATTTGTCCGTTGATGACCTGCAAATGCGCCAATCCCGATGAGACATTCCGCTGCGTCGTCGAAAGTTTGCGCGAGTTTTCGTTCATTTCGCGCTGTAAATTGGCTCTTTCGCTCTGCAATTTTCGGATGCCCGCCGTGTTGGGGGCCGATGTGCCCGACTTGGCGTTGCGTTGCGGGGAGTGCTTGGTTTGATTCGTCGCCTTTTGCGACGAAGCC